GTGATACAAACAACCAGAAAGAAAGATTTCTTACAGGGATTATCCGTGCGGCAGATGACAATCTTATGCAGAGATTACTCCCGTCACTCAGAAGCCAGCTTTCGTGGTACTTAACCGTAAGGGGGTGGTACGCAGGCAGAGCCATGCTTGTTAAGAATGATAAAGAGGAAACCAGGGTGGATATCACACCGTGGGACCCGTTGAATACTTACTGGGGAGAGGGGGCTGACGGGCTTGAATGGGCATGTTACAGGGTAAGAAAATCTCCGTCTGATGTACGCAGACAGTACAACGTGCGTAATTTCGGGATGAATGAGGACAGGGATGAAAGTGTATATGTCTACGATTTCTACGATAAGGAAGATAACTATGTAGTCATGGAAGACCGCATACTCAAAAAGAGAACGCGGCATGGCTATGACGGAGTTCCGTGTTTTGTAGGTATGGTGGGGTCTGCCCCACTTATACAGTCAGATGAAGTCGGAACAGACGCAATTGCTGATTACGGAGAATCTGTATTCAAGCATAACCGTGAAAACTTTGATAACAATAACTTTATGATGTCTACCATGCTTGAACTTACCGCACGTTCCCGTAAACAGGGACTGAAGGTAAAGTCCAGAGATGGCACAAAGACACTCGATGAAGACCCCTATCAGGAAGGAACCGAGATAGCACTTGGTCAGGGAGAAGACGTAGAGCCACTGGGTATGCTTGAGATGGCAAAAGAATCAGGGGCGTTTATGGGGCTTGTATCTTCTGAGATACAGCGTGGAGGATTACCCTATTCAATCTACGGGGAACTACAGTTCCAGTTATCAGGATACGCAATAAATACATTAAGACAGGGAATAGAAACAGTCCTGTCTCCAAGGATAGACGCACTGGAAAAAGCCTATCGCTCTATCTTTACTATTATCAGTGAACAGTATGCAAGCGGAAGATTCAAGGCAATGGAAGTATCGGGAAGAGACAGGGACAGGATGTACTTCTCTGATGAGATATCCCCCGATATAGTCAAGAAGGGCGGTGACCCTGAAGTCTCTATTCTGAGCCAGTTACCACAGGACGATATGTCCAAGATGTCTATGGCCCAGATAGCAAGAGAGGGTCCTACTCCGCTGCTGCCTGACATATTTATAAGAGATATGATTCTGGGACTGCAGGACGCAGACCAGCTCGATGATGTTATTAAGGAACAGGTAGCTGAAAAGGCATTACCCGAAGCCAGCCTGTGGACTTTGCTTGCCTCACTTGAAAACAGAGGTAGAGGGGACCTGGCTCAGTTCTACTACGGTGAACTGATGAGACTGATGATGGAAAAAGTTGCGGCAACCAAAATGGCAATGGCAGCAGGGTTTACTGGAGGTATGCCAGGTTCGCCTCCGCAGGGACCACCCGGACCGGGAGGCGCTCCGCCCCCGCCGCCAGGTGGGCCACCGGGATTACCTCCTGAAGTAATGCCTAATGCGGCAATGGGTGTTCCGCCTGTGCCTCCGCAGGGTCCGCCTATGACTATGCCTGCAGGTTCACCAAGGCCAGGTGCGGTTGATAACGAGGAGGCAAGAATGAGACAGATGGGACTAGTCCCGCCGAGGGAGGTTTAAATGGCAGTTTTCGGAAAAACTCCTCTTACAAAAGCAGTATCTCAATTCGCAGGTGATTTTAATCTTGAACTGCAAAACGAACTTGAACTTCTTTATGCTCCACAGGCTAAACAGTTATCTGCCCTGCAGGAGAAAATGACAGAATCCCGGAATTATGACGCAGGGAGAGAACAGTTAATGGCACGGATGATTGCCGCGGACAGGGGTGTGGATTCTGTTGAATCTACCGCACTGGCAAGGATGTTGGGGCCTGAAACTCCTATATCTCCTCCACCTCCTCCGCCTGGCACAGCAGGTATTGCTGGGTTACCCGGTGAGGAAGGAATACCCTTACTTCCACCACCCACACCAATAGGGCCGGTTCTTCCACAGGATATGGAAATCCAACGTATGGGACTTCCCATACCTGATATAGATGTTCCGTGGGGAAACATAGCTGGCGGAATAGGAGATTTTTTTGGCGGAGTTGGAAGCGCTATAGGAGATTTCGTTACGGACCCTGTTGCACAGCAACAATTGTTTAGTTCTCAGGGAGGATTGGCACCTCCAGTATATAGCCAGAATCTTGCAAACGAACAGATGACAGAAGACCTTACACTGGATGTGCTTGCAAGTTATCCAACATGGTCTACCACAGAGAAAATACTTGGAGTAACAGACATATTACGTAAGGTATATACCGATACAGGAGGTGGTCCGGCATATGATGCTAAAGTCAGGGAGATAGCAGGTTATGTTGGAGAGAACGAAGGAGATACAGTAGTACGCAGTGCTATTACCAGTATGGTTAATGAATTAGGTAGAGACTTTGTAGACAGTGTTTCGGGGCCTGTATCTGTTCCTGAAACTTTTGCTGACCGCCCTGTAACGCCTTCATATATAGAACCATCTGGTACTGTATCGGCAACAGAGCCTGCAGGAGACAGGGAAATAACTGAGGCTATTAGTGAAAATGAAGAAGTACAGGCAAATATAGACGGAGTAACGTGGCTTGACTGGTTATCTGCTGTAGACTCAGGAAAACAAAACATCTACAGTGTATTTAAGGGAGAGAATCCCACGTTTAGGATGATGAATCCACGTGCAGAGGGGTTATATGACAGGTGGGAGAGACAGTTACGGCATCAGTTTAATATTGAACTGACTAACCCTAATAGTCCGTGGAGCAGTGGGGTGCCTGTAGGAAATAATGAAGAGGGTGCTGAGATTGTAAATAGAAATTATAAAGAATACTTACGTGCTGCTTTTGACCCTGAAAACAGGACTGCTAACCTGTGGAGTCAGGATGACTGGCAAAGAAATATGGAACAGGTATCTGCAAACACAGGTGATTTAATGAACCAGTCTTCTTTTACTCAAGGGGCAAGGGAAGGAGAGGAAGTTATCCCCCAGGACAGAATGCTCGGTGGGGTATTGGAAAGCCTTGCAAGGGACCCTGAAACTGTTAAGCAGTGGATTATTGCAAAATCCACAAAAGGGGCAAATCCAATTGTTGCACGTTATGCTCCCCAGTCTATCGGGCGTGAGGTTGATAAATGGGTAATGGATAATACTAAGATAAATCAAGGAATACCCAGTAATGACCCTGTAAGTCAGGCTGATGCTGGAGCAGAAGCGGCACAATCGTTATTTCAAGAGTGGGCCAGACGTGACTTTAAGTGGTTTGGTTCTAAAGGATACGGGAGGGATTAATGGCTATTTACGCTAATACTGAAGTACAAGCTGTAGCAGATGCCGGTGGGTTACAGCTTAACGACTTTATGATAATGCCTTCAGGACAGGTAATGTCATGGGATGGAAGTAGGTGGAATCCATCAATAAGAGGCACAACTGGAGAAAACTATTATGTAGAACCGGGACATGCTACTACATCGGGACTTAGGTGGAATGGGAATGGTGGGTTTGTGACTGAAAATGAATGGAATAATATTTCAGCTTCAATGGGAAATGTGGACCCTGGTAGCAGTGTAGTTGGAGGAGGTAATGGGACAACTAATGATACAACAAATCAGGGAACTACTAGTACAACAGGAGGTAGCCCAGTGACAATGGCAGATTTTATAAGAAATGTGGAGAGCCAGACTCTACAGGGGAGGCGGAATGTATTTGACAGATATGCGGACGCACAGGCGTTTGGCAGGTTTCTAAACCCCCTGGCTCGGTCTGTGTTAAGCAGGCAGTTTGACCCGTTATCATCCCAGTATCTGCTTGCTTCTGCACCCACTGCCGCAGGAGGTGCCGCAGGGTATAACGTAGCAGACGCAGGGACGGGACTTAGTTTTAGGGACTTTCTGGGAGGAAGTGCAAGACCTGGATATACGTTAGCAGACGGAGTTGGGGCCTATGGAGATATGGCTGGAACTCCTGTTTTTGGAACACAGGGAACTATGGGTATGACTCCGTGGTCAAGGAGCCAGTGGCAGACAAGGATAGGCGGGTTGTTTGGTACTCCTGCGGAAGGCACAACAATGCCTACAATGCCTACGGGCGCCGCCGGTGATTTTCTTGGTGCGTTAAGTATGGGTGAAGCTGCGAATATGATTGCAAAT